TTGAAGGGCGAACTGGCGATAGCGCTGACCAGGGAGTGGTTTCACCAGGGGCGTGACGCCCAGCAGCCGCCGATGATGCCCTGGCGCACCTGGCTCGTCATGGGCGGGCGCGGTTCGGGCAAGACCCGCGCCGGCGCCGAGTGGACCGCTGGAATGGCGCTAGGGCTCCCGACCATTGCCTCGGAGACATGCGGCCATATCGCGCTGGTCGGCGAAACGCTCGCCGATGTGCGCGAAGTCATGGTGGAAGGGCCGTCGGGCATTCTGTCCGTCTCGCGATGCGGCCGCCCCCGGCTTGAGACGACACGGCGGCGGCTCCTCTGGGAGAGCGGCGCGGTGGCGTCTTTCTTTTCCTCCGAGGATCCAGACAGCCTGCGCGGGCCGCAATTCGATGCGGCGTGGTGCGACGAGCTTGCCAAGTGGAAACATCCGCAGGAGACATGGGACATGCTGCAGTTCGGTCTGAGGCTGGGGCGGTCTCCGCGCCAGATCGTGACGACCACGCCGCGTCCGGTCGCTCTGCTCCGCATGCTGCTCGCCGACAGATCCATCCCCGTGACGCGGATGCGAACGGCGGAGAATGCGGGCCATCTCGCGCCGGGTTTCATGGGCATGATCGAAAGCCGCTATGCCGGCTCGCGGCTTGGCCGGCAGGAACTCGATGGCGAGTTGATCGAGGATCGCGCCGATGCGCTCTGGTCGCGCGCGTCGATCGAAGGGCTCGTCTGTAAGACGGTTCCGCCATTGAGGCGCGTTGTCGTCGCCGTCGATCCGCCGGCAAGTGCGGGGAAGAATTCCGACGCCTGCGGCATCGTCGCGGCGGGCGTCGATCACGACGGTTTCGGCTGGGTGCTGGCCGATGAAACGCTTTCCCAGGCAAAGCCCTATCAATGGGCGCGCCGGGCTATCGCGCTTTATCACCGCCTCGAGGCGGATATGATCATTGCCGAAGTCAACCAGGGCGGCGACATGGTGGCGGCGGTGATATCAGCCGAAGATCATGCGGTTCCCGTTCGCCCTGTCCGCGCGATGCGCGGCAAATGGCTTCGCGCCGAACCGGTGGCAGCGCTCTACGAGCAGGGCCGTATCCGCCACGCCGGGCGTTTTCCGGCGCTCGAAGATGAAATGTGCGATTTCGCACCGGGCGGGCTTTCGTCCGGCCGCTCGCCCGACCGCCTCGACGCGCTGGTCTGGGCGCTCAACGAACTGATGCTCGGCAGGGACAAGGTGCCGAGGATCAGGCGGATGGAATAGTTGGACGCTTCTGTTTTGATGAAGCGTTTGTGTTCTCACCCCCCTCTGCCCTGCCGGGCATCTCCCCCACAAGGGGGGAGATCAGGCCTTCATCGGTGTACGGCACCAATCGCAAACGCCGCAGGATGAGAGCCGAAAATCATGTCAGCTAATCTCCCTCCTTGTGGGGGAGATGCCCGGCAGGGCAGAGGGGGGTATTCCGGCCCCCCAAACTTCGAAATTTCCCTTTAAAAGCAAGGAAAATCCCATGCCTGTATCATGGCCGTGGCGCAGGCGCGCCGTGAGTGCTTCCGCGCGCGAAGCAAAGGCCGCCACAGGCTTCGTGGCATTGCACGTGGAGCGAAGCGCATCGTGGATCGCGCGCGATTATCCCACGCTGGCCCGCGAAGGCTTCATGCGCAATCCGATCGTCCATCGCACGGTCCGCATGATCGCCGAGGCGGCGAGCACGGTGCCGTGGCTGCTTTATGAGGGCTCGACCGAACACGAGGCGCATCCGCTGCTCGATCTGCTGGCCAGGCCCCGGCGAGGATCGAACGGCACCACCTTCTTCGAGATGCTCTACGGCCATCTGCTTCTCTCGGGCAATGCCTATGTCGAGCGTGTCGATACGGGAAGCGGCGCGCGTGAACTGCATCTTCTGCGCCCCGAGCGCGTCACCGTCGAGACGGATGCGGAGGGATGGCCGCAGGCGTTGGCCTATCGTTGCGGAGCGGACAAGCGCATCGTGCCGCTCGACGGTCCGGCGGGCAGTTCGGCGCTGCATCTGAGCCTCTTTCATCCGCTGGACGATCACTATGGTTTCGCCCCGCTCGAAGCGGCGCTGATGGCGCTCGATATTCACAATGCGGCGGGCGCCTGGAACAAGGCGCTGCTCGATAATTCCGCGCGGCCTTCCGGCGCTCTGGTCTACGCGCCGAAGGATGGCGGCAATCTGACGGAGGAGCAGTTCGCAAGGCTGAAAGCCGAGCTCGAGGACGGCTATACCGGTGCGGCGGGGGCAGGGCGTCCGCTGCTTCTCGAAGGTGGGCTCGACTGGAAGGCGATGGGGCTTTCCCCGCGCGACATGGATTTCATCGAGGCGAAGAATGCCGCAAGCCGCGATATCGCGCTTGCTTTCGGCGTGCCGCCCATGCTGCTCGGCATCCCCGGCGACAACACCTATGCCAATTACGCCGAGGCGAACCGCGCCTTCTACCGGCTGACGGTGCTGCCCCTGATCGCCCGCACCGCCAAGGCTTTTGGCAACTGGCTCGGGCCGCTCTATGGCGGCGATCTGCGGCTGGACCATGATTACGACCGCATCGAGGGGCTTTCGGCCGAGCGGGACGCGCTTTGGCAGCGCATTTCCAATGCCTCCTTCCTGACCGACGACGAGAAGCGGCAGGCGGTGGGGTATTAGTGACGAAACGTTGGCGGGACAGCGCCCCCCTCTGGGCTGCCGCCCATCTCCCCCGCAAGGAGGGAGATTAGCTTTCATCAATGACGACGCTCATTCTGCAACGCCGGCGAATGGCTGATCTCCCTCCTTGCGAGGGAGATGTCCGGCAGGACAGAGGGGGGCGCCTCGAACCACCGATAAACCACGGAGGAAAACCCATGAGCACGCTTCACGAACCGGGCTTGATGGGCGAGACGGCATGGATATGGCTGGCGAAGGCCGCAGGCGCAATCGCCGGTTCCGCCGTGTCGCTCGCCTATATGCTGCCCAAGGGCAAGCAGGAGGCGGCGATCCGCTTTGCCGTTGGCATCATCTGCGGACTGGTGTTCGGCGGCGCGGCGGGCGTCAAGATCGCCGAACAACTCGCCATCTACGGAGACCTCGGCAAGGCAGAACTTATGCTGATGGGGTCGGCCGCCGCCAGCCTTGCGGCGTGGTCGGCGCTCGGCATCTTCAACCGTTTCACCGAACGCATGAAGCCGCCGCTTCCCGACTTCATTTCAGAACAGCAGAAAAGGAAACTCCGCGATGAAGGCTGAGCAGGCGAAGCTGCGGCCAAGGCTGCAACTGGAGACGAAACTGGCCGGGCTGGCGCTTGAGCAGGTGGATATCGACGGTAGCTTTTCCGGCTATGCCAGCCTCTTCGGCGAAGTGGATCTCGGCCAGGACATCATCGAGCCGGGAGCCTTTGCCCGCTCTCTCAAGGCCCGCGGCACATCTGGCATTCGCATGCTATGGCAGCATGAAGCCAATGAGCCCATAGGCGTCTGGACCGTGATCAGGGAAGACGCGCGTGGTCTCTATGTCGAGGGCCGCCTGGCCAGGGGCGTCGCCCGGGCGCGGGATGCGCTCGAACTGATGCGCAGCGGCGCGCTCGACGGGCTTTCGATCGGCTTTCGTACGGTTCGCGCCCGCAAGGAGGCGAAAACCGGAATCCGCCGCATCGTCGAGGCTGATCTCTGGGAAATATCGGTGGTCACCTTTCCGATGCTGCCATCCGCGCGCATCAGCAGCGTCAAGGGAAAACCACTGCCGACGATACGCCAATTCGAGCGCTGGCTCACGCGGGACGCGGGGCTGGGCCGCAGCGAAGCGCGCACGGTGATCGCCAAGGGTTACGCGGCGGTCGCGGGCGCGAATGGAAACAGGCGGGATGCCGTTTCTGCCTCACCCGAAACGCTGGCCGGGCGCATCCGCGCCGCCGCCAGACAATTTTATGAAAAGGAACAATGATGCAGGAAGCAATAACGGCATCTGAGACAAAGAGCGTCGAGATCAAGGCGATCGGCAACGGGCAGGAGGTCGCCGAGGCGTTTGACGAGTTCATGTCTGCGTTCGATGCCTTCAAGCAGGCCAATGACGAACGGCTCGAAAAGATCGAAAAGCGGGTCGCTCCCGATGTGCTGACGGTCGAAAAGGTCGACCGCATCAACCGCAGCCTTGAGGAGCAGAAACAGGCGCTCGACCAGATGCTGCTGAAGCAGGCTCGCCCATCGCTTGGAAGCTCCCCGGGACGCGCCGGTTCGGTGGCCTCGCTCGAACACAAGAATGCCTTCGAAACCTATGTGCGCCGGGGCGACGAACAGGCGCTCCGTGGCATCGAGCAGAAGGCGCATTCCTATGGTTCCGGCCCCGATGGCGGCTATCTCGTGCCGGCGGAAATCGAGACGGAAATCGGCAGGCGGCTTGCAGGGCTTTCCCCGATCCGCTCCATGGCGAGCGTCCGGCAGGTCTCCGGCGCGGTGCTGAAGAAGCCGTTTTCGATAAGCGGCCCGGCGGTCGGCTGGGTGGGCGAAACGGATGCACGTCCGCAAACCGCATCCGGCGTGCTCGCCGAGTTGCAGTTCCCGACGATGGAACTCTACGCCATGCCGGCGGCGACCGCTTCGCTTCTCGACGATGCGGCGGTCGATGTCGAGCAGTGGATATCGGCTGAAGTGGAGACGGCGTTCGCCGAGCAGGAAAGTGCTGCTTTCATCTCCGGCGATGGTGTGAACAAGCCGCGCGGCTTTCTCGATTATGCGACGGTCGCGGAGGAAAACTGGCAATGGGGCCGGCTTGGTCATCTCGCAACCGGCGTTGCCGGCGGATTGCCGGCTGAGGATGCTTCCGATGTGCTGATCGAGCTCATCTATTCGCTGAAGGCCGGATACCGCCAGAACGCGAACTGGGTTATGAACCGCAAGAGTCAGGCAGCGCTTCGCAAGCTCAAGGACAGGGATGGCAACTATCTCTGGCAGCCGCCTGCTTCGGTTGGGCAGAAAGCTTCACTGATGGGCTTCGGCCTGGTGGAGGCCGAGGACATGCCGGATATGGCGGCCGATGCGAGCGCCATTGCCTTTGGCGATTTCAGCCGGGGCTATCTCGTCGTCGACCGCACCGGCGTCCGCGTCCTGCGCGATCCCTATTCCGCCAAGCCCTATGTGCTGTTTTATACGACCAAGCGCGTCGGCGGCGGCATCCAGGATTTCGATGCGATCAAGCTTCTGAAGTTCGCGGCGTGAGGAAGACTGAATAGAAAAGTTGGCGGGACAGCGCCCCCCTCTGTCCTGCCGGACATCTCCCCCGCGAGGGGGAGATTGGCCTTCATCAGCGATGGCCCGTAATTCGGCTACGGCCGGCGATTTGGCGAAAACGGAACTGATAGCTGATCTCCCCCCTCGCGGGGGAGATGGGCGGCAGCCCGGAGGGGGCGCTGTCCCGCCGAGGTTTTACCGTTTCAATCCCCACAAGGATTCCCCATGACCATGCTTTTAGTCACGCCCCCGGCGGTCGAGCCGGTGACGCTTGCGCAAACGCGGGCTTTTCTCAAAATCTCGTCCGAAAGCGAAGACGAACTCCTGGAACAGCTCCTGCGCACCGCGCGCGAGGTGGTGGAAAGCCAGACCGGACTGGCGCTGATCAGCCAGACATGGCGGCTCCATCTCGACCGCTGGCCCCGCTCCGGCCGCATCGCGCTCTTCCGCTATCCCGTGCGCGAGATCGTCGAGGTGACGGCCTATGAGCCGGACGGGACGCCGGTGGTGATCGGCGCGAGCGAGCGGCACCTGCACAAGGGTTCGCGCCCGCAACGGCTTTATCTCAGCCCGCGCGCCGGATCGTCCTCGCTCGGCGGGTTGGAAATCGATTTCGTGACAGGCTTCGGCGAAACCGGCGCGGATGTGCCGGATGCGCTGAAACACGCGATCCTGACGCTCGCAGCCCATCTCTATGAGTTTCGCAGCGCGTTCGATGGCGAGATGCAGCCGGTTTCCTTTCCCCCGGCCTTCGACCGCATGGTCGAAATCTGGCGCAGGGTTTCGTTATGAATACTGTCTTCATCGACGCCGGGCGGTTTTCGAGCGAACTGGCGCTCGAACGGAACCGGCCCGTTTCCGATGATATCGGCGGTTACGCGGAAAATTGGGAGGAGGTCGCGACACTTTGGGGCCGCATCGAGCCTGTCTCCGACACGGCGCGATTTTTCGGGGCGCAACCGCTCGAAGAGATCACCCATCGCATCACGCTACGCTTCCGCAGGGATATCGAGAGCGGCATGCGCCTGCGCAAGGCAGAGCGGCGTTTCACGATCCTCACCATTCATGATCCTGATGAAAGCGGACGCTATCTTCTGTGCCGGGTCAGGGAGGAGGGACAATGAAATTGTCGATGGCCCTGACCATGGATGGTCTGATCCGCAGCTTGCGCTGGCGTGGCGTCGAACTGCGGGAAGACGTGCTGGAACCGGTGGCAGAGACGCGGCAGGGAGACAAACACGATGACGAGCGCCAACATGGAATTGCAGAAAGCGGTCTTTCTCGCCCTTTGCCATGATGCGGCATTGGTGGCGAGGCTTGGCGGCCCGAATGTCTATGATCACGTTCCCGCCGCGGCTGCTTTCCCCTATGTCACCTTCGGCCAGACTGCGGTTTATGACTGGAGCACGGACAGCGAAATCGGCGACGAGCATCTCTTCACCATCCATGTCTGGGCGCGTGCGGGCGGCAAGAAGCAGGTCCTGGAAATCATGGACCTGATTGCCTCCCGAATGTCCGTTGCCGCTCTGACGCTCGACCGGCATCGGCTCGTCAATCTCGCGCTTCAATATTCGCAGGCGCGCAATGACGACGAGCGCGACGGCTATCACGGCCTGCTGCGGTACAGGGCGGTGACGGAAGCGGTGTAATTTTCATGTGAATGTCGGCGGGACAGCGCCCCCCTCCCGCGTTTCCATCTAAACGATAGGAGAACTCCCATGGCCGCCCAGAGAGGCAAGGACATATTGCTTAAACTCGCCCGTCCGGACGGGGGATTTGAAACCTGCGCCGGATTGCGGGCCAAGCGTATCGCCTTCAATGCCGAGAGCGTCGATGTGACAGACGCCGATGCCGCCGGCAGATGGCGGCAGCTTCTCGGCGGCAGCGGCGTGCAGCGGGCCTCCATCACCGGATCGGGTATCTTCAAGGACGCCGCCTCCGATGCGCTCGTCCGCGCCGCATTCTTCAACGGCGACATTCTCGCCTGGCAGATCATTCTCCCGGATTTTGGGACACTGAATGGCTCCTTCCAGATCACCGCGCTCGAATATGGCGGCAATCACGATGCGGAAGTGACCTTCGAGATCGCATTGGAATCCGCCGGAATGGTTACCTTCAGAGAACTGGCATGATGGTGAACCGGCATCGCGGCGAAGTGGGCGCGGTTCTCGATGGCCGCGAATGGGTGCTCTGCCTGACACTGGGAGCGCTCGCCGAACTGGAGACAGCCTTTGAGGCGGAGGATTTGACAGCGCTCATCGCACGATTTTCCTCGGGACGACTTTCGGCCAGGGACATGGTGCGCATCATCACGGCCGGTCTGCGCGGCGGCGGACACAGCGTCACCGAAGAAGATGTAACGCAGATGCAGGCCGACGGCGGCGCGGCGGGTTTCGCCCGCATCGTCAGCGAACTGCTGACGGTCACATTCGGCGCGTCTCAGGCGGCTACGCCGAAGCCGGCCGCCTCGAAGCCGGAAAGCGATTCCCTGCCAAACCCTTGAGTGCCGCAGTTGCCCCCCAACCTTTCCCATGGGCAACCATGATGCAGGCGGGGCTGGGGCATCTGCGGCTTTCTCCCAAAGCCTTCTGGTCCATGACGCCGCGTGAACTGGCGGCAGCCATGGGCCTTTCCGCGCGCGATGCGAATGCACCCTCGCGCCAGACATTCAACGCCCTCATGCGGGCATTTCCCGACAGGTGAGATATGGCAGAAGAGAATGTAACCGTCGCGATCGAGGCGGATACCAGCGCCTTCGACAAGGCACTCGACGATCTGCAGAAGAAATCCGGCCAGTTCGGCACCAGCTTGACGGCAGCGCTGAAAGGAGCGGCGGTCAGTGGGCGCGGCCTCGACGATGTGCTCCGAGGGCTTGCCGCCAACCTCGCGGGCCTCGCGCTCGAAACCGGTTTGAAGCCGCTGCAGGGGCTGATGTCGTCGCTGTTCTCGGGCCTTCTCGGCGGCATCGGCGGTGTGACACCCTTCGCCAAGGGAGGCGTCGTATCGAGCCCGACCTATTTCGGCATGGGCAATGGTTCGCTGGGCCTGAGCGGCGAAGCGGGCGCCGAAGCCATTCTGCCGCTCGCCCGCGGCGCGGATGGCCGTCTGGGCGTGGCAACCGGCGGGCAGCCAAAGTCCATGGCTGTCGTCTTCAATGTTTCGACGCCCGATGCCGCGTCCTTCCGCAAGTCGGAGGCGCAACTGTCAGGCATGCTGGCGCGCGCTGCGCGGCGCGGCGCAAGGAGCTTGTGAATATCATGGAAATTTCCTCCTTCCATGATGTGCGCTTTCCCCTCGGCGTCTCCTTTGGCGCAACGGGAGGCCCGGAATGGCGCAACGAGATCGTGGCGCTCACCTCTGGCCACGAGAAGCGCAATGCGCGCTGGGCGCAATCCCGCCGGCACTTTGACGCCGGGACGGGGCTGCGCTCGCTGCACGATCTGAGGGAAGTCCTGGCTTTCTTCGAGGCGCGGCATGGCTCGCTCTATGCCTTCCGCTTCCGCGATCCGTTCGATCACCTCTCCAATGAAAATGGCGGTGAGATACTGCCGGGAGACCAGACGATCGGCATGGGCGACGGCAGCATGGCAAATTTCCAGTTGGCCAAGCGCTATGGCGGGGGAGCTTACATCCGCCCGATCACCAGGCCGGTGGCCGGTTCGGTGAGGATCGCCGTCGGCGGAGTGGAAATGATCGAGGGTGAGGCCTTCACAGTCGACAGCCAGACCGGGACCGTCCAATTCACACCCGACGCCATCCCATTGAATGGCGCTTCCGTCACCGCCGGTTTCGTCTTCGATGTTGCTGTGCGTTTCGATACGGAACGGCTCACTGCCAGCATCGCCTCGTTCAAGGCCGGCGAAATTCCTTCAATTCCCATCATCGAGGTGAAAGCGTGATCCCAGTTCCTCAAGCGCTTGAATCACATTTGCAGGGGGTGGTGACAACCATTGTTTCGTCTGGATCATTCGGCGGGAGGACGGTGTTGCCCTCGGTTTCACCGATCATGACAGGCAACTCTCCGTGTCGGGCGTCGCCTGCCAACCGCAGACGGGAATGACAGGCAGCGAGGCGAGTACTGCCCTTGGCCTTTCCATCGACAGCGCTGAAATCGAGGGGGCACTCTCTTCGCTTGCCATCCATCAGGCCGACATCGAGCGTGGTCTTTATGACGACGCGACGGTCGAGACCTCTCTCGTCAACTGGTCGTCGCCACAGGATCGCGTGATGCTGCGCCGCTCGATCATCGGAAAGATTACCGTGGTCGATGGAAAATTCACCGCCGAGCTGAAGAGCAGCGCCGCCGATCTGGACAAGATCCATGGCCGCCGCGTCATGCGCGATTGCGACGCGGAACTGGGCGACGGGCGCTGTGGCGTGAACGCCGGCGATCCGCGCTATTCTGCGCAAGGCGTCGTGGTCGAAAGTGGTGACGCGGCCTTTCTGGCTTCCGGCCTGGAGAGCTTCCAACCCCATTGGTTCGACAATGGCCGCCTGACTTGGATCGAGGGGGCGAATGCGGGGAAGACGGCAATCGTCGTCAGCCATGGTTCGACGGGCCGCCTCGCATTGCGTCATATTCCGGCCGATCCCGTGACAGTCGGCGACAGGTTCCGTGTCGTTGCCGGATGCGACAAGAGCTTTGCGCAATGCCGGGTGAAATTCGCCAACACCATCAACTATCGCGGCTTCCCGCATCTGCCCGGAAATGACGCCGCATACGCCTATGTCAACAGCGATGCGGAATTCGACGGAGGGCCTCTGGTGCCATGAACGAGATAACGACCGCATCATCCGTCCTGCGCGAGGCGGAGGACTGGATAGGCACGCCCTATCGCCACGGCGGATCATCGAAGGGCATCGGCTGCGACTGCCTGGGCCTCGTCCGCGGCATCTGGCGCGCGCTCTATGGCGAGGAGCCGGAGCAACCCGGAACCTACGCGCCCGATTGGGCGGAGGCCGGCGGCGGCGATCCGCTGATCGACGCGGCGCGACGCCACATGGCTGAGAAACCTTTGGATATGATGCTGCCGGGCGATCTCCTGGTGTTCCGCTGGCGTCCATCCGTCGCCGCCAAGCATCTCGGCATTCTCGCGCCGGAGAACCGCTTCATCCATGCTTATGAGGGGCACCGTGTCATGGCGTCGGCGCTCGTTCCGCAATGGCGCAGAAAGATAGCGCGGGTGTTTGTGTTTCCAGCACAAGACAATTTTTTAGGTGGATAGGTTAGCGGGACAGCGCCCCCTCTGGGCTGCCGCCCATCTCCCCCGCATGGGGGGAGATTACGCTTTCATGAGCGGCGGCACCAATCGCAAATGTTGGAATAAAGATCCGTCATTGGTGGCGGCCAATCTCCCCCCTCGCGGGGGAGATGTCCGGCAGGACAGAGGGGGGCGCTGTCCTGCCAATGTTTCTATTTTAATTAGAAGGCTTTAATCCCCATGGCGACACTCGTTCTGCAAGCTGCCGGCGCTTATCTCGGCGGCTTTCTCGGCACGCTTGGCGGTACGATCGGTGCTGCGGCGGGCGCGCTGGGCGGCTATCTCATCGATACCGCGCTGATCAATTCGACGCGCCGCACGGAAGGGCCGCGACTGGCCGGCGCCAAGCCGACGACGGCGGAGGAGGGCGCCGCCCTGCCTTTTGTCTACGGCACAGCGCGCCTTTCCGGCACGCTGATCTGGGCTACCCGTTTCGAGGAAAAGGCGACCACGACCCGCCAGGGCGGCAAGGGCGGCGCGAAAACCACGAATTACAGCTATTTCGCCAATGCCGCCTATGCCATCGCGGAAGGCGAGATCGCAGGGATCCGCCGCATCTGGGCCAATGGCAGGGAAATCGACCAAACCACGGTCGAGATGCGCATCTATCGCGGCACTGGCGACCAGATGCCCGATCCGCTGATCGAGGCCAAGCAGGGCGAAGGCAATGCTCCCGCCTATCGCGGCACCGCCTATGTCGTCTTCGAGCGCATGCCCATCGACGATTACGGCAACAGGCTTCCGCAGATCCAGTTCGAGGTGATGCGGCCCGTGGGCAATCTGGCGCGGAGCATCACGGCCGTCGCGCTTATTCCCGGCTCGACCGAGTTCGGCCTTTCGCCTGACGTGGTAACGGACCAGCCCAAGCCCGGAGAGACGCGCGCGATCAACCGCAATGCGCTGCGTGGACCAAGCGACTGGACCGCCTCGATGGATGAATTGCAGGCGCTCTGTCCCGATCTTGAACATGTGGCGCTGGTCGTGCCCTGGTTCGGTGACGATCTTCGTGCTGGGGAATGCCGGATCAGGCCGGGCATCGTCGAGCGGAATGCACGACGGCCCAGCAAGGACTGGCGTGTCGATGGGCTGGCGCGCAGCACGGCGCATCTCGTCTCCCGCAATGGTGAGGGTGCAGCCTATGGCGGCACGCCTTCCGACGATAGCGTCACCGCCGCGATCCGCGATGCCAAAGCCCGGGGCCTCAAGGTCACTGTCTATCCCTTCATCATGATGGATATCCCCGGGGATAACCATCTGCCGTCGCCCTATGGCGGGGAAACGCAGCCAGTCTATCCCTGGCGCGGACGCATCACCTGCTTTCCCGGGCCGGGGCAGGAGGGGACGGCTGACCGGACAGCGGCCGCCGCCGTCCAGATCGCCGCCTTTCTCGACGGCGAATGGGGTTACCGGCGGCTGGTGCGGCACTGCGCCGATCTGGCATCGAGTGCCGGCGGCGTCGATGCCTTTATCATCGGCTCGGAATTGCGCGGCCTCACGACGCTCCGCGACGGCGCGAATGGCTTTCCCTTCGTCTCCGGCCTCGGTGAACTCGCAGCCGAAATCCGCTCCCGCCTGGGCAACGCCTGCAAGCTGACCTATGCCGCCGACTGGTCGGAATATTTCGGCCATCACCCGCAGGACGGCAGCGGCGACGTCTTTTTCCATCTCGATCCCCTATGGGCGCATCCGGCCATTGATGCCGTCGGCATCGACAATTACATGCCGCTCTCCGATTGGCGCGACGAGGACGACAGGCGTTTCGGACCGGACAAGATCAGCGGCGCATATGATGGCGACGGACTTATCGGCAGCATTGCGGGCGGGGAAGGATTTGACTGGTACTATGCCAGCGCTGAAGATCGCCAGAACCGCGTTCGCTCGCCCATATCGGATGGCCTGGCCGGCAAGCCCTGGGTCTTCCGCTACAAGGATTTGAAGAGCTGGTGGGAAAACCCGCATTATAACCGGATCGGCGGTGCGGAAAGCGTGGCGCCCACCGCATGGCAGCCGAAATCGAAGCCATTCTGGTTTACCGAGCTCGGCTGCCCCGCCGTGGACAAGGCGGCCAATCAGCCCAATGTCTTTCCCGATCCGAAATCCTCCGAGAATGCCATTCCCTATTTTTCGGACGGCTCGCGCTCCGATCTGGCGCAGAGCCGCTTTCTCGGCGCGCATCTCGACTACTGGAACCGCACGGAAAACGGCGGCAATCCCGTTTCTCCCCTTTACGGCGGAACGATGCTGGACAGCCGGCGCATCTATCTCTGGGCCTGGGATACCCGTCCTTTCCCGGAATTTCCGCTCAATGGCGCTCTCTGGGGAGACGCCGACAACTGGCGGCTCGGTCACTGGCTGAACGGGCGGCTGAGCGGCGTCGCGCTTGATGACCTGATCTCGGCCATCTTCCGGGATTTCGGCCTGGATGCGCCGGATACATCGGCCGCTGACGGCTATCTCTCGGGCTTCGTCATCGGCGAACCATCGACGGCGCGCTCGATTCTGGACCCTTTGCTGGGGCTCTTCGGTATCCATGCCTTCGAGGAGGAAGGCCGGTTCGTTTTTCGCAGCGCCAGCAGGTTGTCCCCGCCATGTCTGCTCGAAGATATCGTCGTGCCGGACGACGCGGTCTCCATCACGTCGGTCATGGAGGATCGCCACGATCTTCCGGGCGCCGTGGAGGTGTTCTTCAGCGATCCCCTGCGCGATTACCAGACCGGCAGCGCAGTGGCGAGCCGCAACGAGGGCAAGGGGCAGGGCATCGAGACGCTGACGCTGGCGGGCTCGATGGAAGCCGGACAGGCGAGGGCGCTGGCGGAGGGCTGGCTGGCGCGTCGCTGGGCGGAGAGGCGAACGAAGAACCTTGTGGTTCCATGGGACCATGTCGGACTGGCGGTGGGCGACAGGATCCGCCTCGCACACGATATCAGCAATACCGAATTTGTGGTGACCTCCTTGGAGGATGGCGTTGCGCGCAATATCCAGGCCGCCGCCATCGCGCCGCATGTGCGCTCTCCCGATGTCGGGACATTGCCCCCGGTGCGGCCAGGCAATCCCTCCACGAATGACGGAAAGCCGCTTTTCCACTTGGTCGACCTGCCCGCTTGGCCGGGTGCCGAGAATGCCGCAGGCCAGTTCCGCCTCGCCTGCTACGCCAGGCCATGGCGCGGCGTCAGCGCCCATGCATCGCCGCAGGCGGATGGATATTCCGCGCGGACGCTTGTCGGCAACAGGGCGATCATCGGCGAACTGACCGCGCCACTGCTGCCCGGTCAAAGCGGCAGGTTCGCAAACGCGCAGCCGGTTGATGTGCTGCTCTATTCGGGCGAGTTGCAGTCCCGGTCGAAGGCGCAGCTCTTCAACGGCGCAAACACGGCGCTGGTGCAGGCACCGAACGGAAGCTGGGAGGTCTTCCAGTTTCTCGATGCGGTGGAAATAGCGCAGAACCAGTGGCGGCTGACATGCCTGTTGCGTGGCCAGCTTGGCACAGAGGAAGAGGCATCGGTCCCGAAAGCCACCGGCACGCCATTCATTCTGCTGGATGAGGCGGTGGTGCCCGCGGGCTTGCAGGCATCGGAGATCGGCCTCGCGCTCAACTGGCGGATCGGCACGGCCGGACGCGATTTTTCGGACATCTACTTCGATACCGTTGAAGCCGTCGGGGGCCTCAGGGCGCTGCAGCCGCTAAGCCCCGTCCACCTTGCCGCCCGGCAATGGGCGAATGGCGACATCACCGCAAGCTGGATCCGGCGCGGCCGCATCGATGCGGATAGCTGGTTTGGCGCCGAAATTCCGCTGGGCGAAGAGCAGGAAATCTATCAGGTCGAAATCCGGCGGGAAGGCTCGCTCCTGCGCCGGGTCGAGGCGAGGGAACCGCGATGGACTTATGCCCTGGTGGATAGAATCGCCGATCTGGGCCAACCTGCCGAACCCTTCGAATTGGCGGTGGCAATGGTCAGCGCCAGAACCGGGGCAGGCAGGTTCGCCCGTCTCTGGGTGAATTCTAACCTCAACCCAACACAGAAAGGTGAAAACGAATGAACGCAGTCAAGCCATGGTATCTTTCCAAGACCATATGGGCCTCCGCAGTGACCTTTGCAGTCTCGATCGTCGGATTGCTCGGCTTTTCCGCCGAAACGATCGACCAGCAGTCGCTCGTCGAAAGCGTCATGCAAATCGTCACCGCGCTCGCGGGCCTGATCGCTATCGTCGGGCGTTTCAACGCGGATTCAAGGATTTCGTAAGCAACTGTTTAATGATATGCGGTAGAAGGCCTCGGCAAGGCTCGTTGGGGCCTTTACCGTTCATTCATTGTTCAGCTAAAAAGCGCTATAGAAGGCGCCATGATGAAACATTTTTCTGCTCCCAGAGTTATCGCCGCCCTGGCCGTGCTTGCCGGTGCAACCACTGCTCATGCAGCCAGCCTGCCGATGACCGCTCCCCTCACGACAACGCTGCTGACGCGTGTCGCAGGTGATTGTGTCGCGATCGGGCAGCGGGTTGCCAGCGAGCAGGGCGGAACCCTCACCAAAGCGACGCCTTCCGTGCAGAACGGAAAGGATATGTGTGTCGTCGTCGTGCTCGTTCCCGGCCGCGATGGCGAACGTCCGCGCCGTGTCGAGGTTGCGGTTCCCGCTAACTGA